GTGGCTGTTGCCGCGGTGTACATTGCCACCAAGCTATCACCGTGCACATCCTGGGTACAGTAGTCTTCACCAACGAGAGGCCACGGGGCCTCCTCGCCGCATTCCGGCTTGAGCTCGTTGATGGCCTCGTAAAGGTCATTAATCTTCGATGGTACTATCTGCTTACATCTAAAAGCGGCTTCTGCTCTCTTTGGTAATACACCATGGAAAGCGAGTTCGACACGCCGCCCCACCCCGAGATCTTCTCCGAAGAGTCCATACTTAGGGTGAAGGACGTCTACCCCTTCTTTTATAAGTTTGAGGTAGTCACGTCTATAGTTATTCCAGAGGATCGATTTGAGTCTCACTTGTATCCCCCTATCCAGTCGCCCCATATTTTTGACGGTCGCCTGAGGCTTGTGGATGAGATCATTTCGTTCCCGACCAAAACAGAATATGGCTTTCATCGAGAAGTATGGTATTTCTTCGAGTTTAAGCCCTCCATCTGTTTTCCTCTTCAAAAAGATACGCTGACCCATTGTGTATCCTTTCCTGGAGATTATTGTTTTTCTCTCAGATCGCTTCATCCCGGTTCTGTCTTTCTTTTCCTCCAACAGCCGCGCCGCATCCTCGCTGTCATGCGAGGATACGTTATCGTCTCCTAAGAGTGCGACGCCGCAGTCCACTTCGCAATGTGGTAGATAGTTGGTTAAGTAGACAACCGCCTGGGTTATAGCAAGTGACATTAGCACTCCGCATTGTGTGATTACGTGTGCTATTCCTTTACCTTCAAAGGATAGAGGTTTTGAAAGCCTCTTTGTCAAATCTGAGATGTTGTAGGGTGGGAGCCATTTGCCACGCTGATACTTGTGAGTCTGCTGGCCTAATATCTCCGCTCCGTGTGGCTCTAGTGCCGTCCGGAACTCCCTACGGATTAGCTCCTCGCGATTGTAGTCGCCGAGGCCCTCAACAGTCTCTAAATGTTGTAGTGTCTCGTCCCTCTTTACAAAGGGCTTATCGGCTAATCCCTCCTCGGTCCAGCACCCCCGCATGGTGCATCTCGCTTCGGCAGCGGAATACACCTCGTACGGACCGATGAGCCAGTCTATCACCTCAAACCATGTATCCTTGTCATCTAGGTCACTACATGATATGATGTGTTTGACTATCGCTCGCCCGATATGGAAGGGGATCCTATCGGACGCTAGCGAATAGTCGCCGGATGTGTAGAACTCCGCAACATCTATGAGGAAGTTCTGCGCCTTGAAAGTATCGCCAAATAGTTTAACGATTACTTGTTTAGTGATTTGCCCTAGCTTTGTAGCAAGTACTTGAGCTACTGATTCAGCAAAAATTGGGACTCTAAATTTCCAACCTCGCTCAGGTATGACAAAGGCAAAAGCACGCGGCAACCGTCTCAGCCCCCGAAAGATCTCTTTCGCTGATCCGATAGCCGACGATAGGCGCAAGCGGGACTTGATCGCTCCGACTGCGATTTCGCGTTTCAAAGGCGGTAGATCCATATAAGGTGTCTCATCAAACTCCTCGGGATCAAACCCTTGGAGATTGCTAAGTATCCTAACGGACTCATCAAAACCACCTTCGTTCCTTCTAAACTCGAAGGTCGCGGATTTGGACGTATGAGCTCGTGTCTCGGTCTGTAAGAGTCCGAGATTGAGGAAAGATAACTTTTCGTGTATCTCCCGCGTCGTATACACATGCCTCCTTGGTTTCTTTAGGAGTGCTGGTATATGTTCTAACGCCTCTTCCGGATAAGGCGGTTTTGGCAGAGCCCTAGCGCACCAGTATAGTATCGCTAGCTTCTGTTCGTCAGTTGTCCAGGGTACGGTTTCCGCTCCCAGGATCGACTGCATACAGCGCCATGACCTTTCCTTAACCGCGGCAGCGACTTCATCTGCCGTATCCAATCCCTTAAGAGTAGCTAGTTCCTCGGTGTAGTCTATACCAAGTGACCAAAGGGTCCAGACCCAGGTGGTGATACACCAGGTCTTGTAAGGGTTCACTGACTTGTTCACGTTGATTTGCTTCCCTGTGTACAAGTTAGTAACTAGCTCCTCGTCCTCAACGACTGAGAAATTATTCCCAAAGAATACAGGGATGTTCACCTTTATTTTGCTCCACCCTGCCGTTCGTAGCTTTCGCCACGACGGTAGGGAACTAAAGGGAACCATCTCTGTATTTTCATCAGTCATCTGGTATTCACCAGCATCTGTAGGGTCATAGAACCTAGGAGTTGAAAATTCTGGCTTCCAAACTCGAACTAGTAAGTCAGGGTTCTTACGCTGGGCTCTACTGTATTTCTTCCACCAGCCTTTCGGCGGTTGATAGATAGTATGTAGCTCAACGGTCTTCGCCTCCAGATGTGAGAAATTGAGGTTTGCGCCCGGGACGATTTTGTCACCTCGGATAAATGTGGTGTTCCCCCACTCTATCCTGAGGTGCTTTCGTTTCCGAAGGAACGGTTTAAAAGTTCCTTTCTTGTCGAACGCAACCTCCTCAATTGCCAACTTAAGTCCTCGGTCGCCCATTATTGATGGTGGTCTCTGGAAGATTTTCTTCCGGACCTGACCGAGGGGGATCGGGTACTCCCTTGTAAGGAGCCCTCCGATCCTTGGCGACCTATTC